CGATACATTTGAGTAAGTCGTTCAATCTCTGCCTTACGACGATCAGCAGCTCGTGCAGCATCATCAATACGACCTTGACGCATCATGTTCTTATTAGTCAGTGACTCTTGAATAGAGCGCCACATCGGTTCATTTTCTTGCTGCATACGAAGTTCAGCAGCTTTCTGAGCTTGAGTCATGATATCATTCAGTACTGAATAGACTTCACTTTGAGCTGCTTGTATCTCTTCAGATGGACGACCTTGTACTCGCATTGCACGAATACGATCCAACTGATCGTTATACTTTTTGTTCTTACTTAGTTTATCAAATTCCTTCCACAGCTGCTGTTCACCGATGTACTTATACAGTACTTCGCGTTCCTGTGGGGTGTATTCGTGGTTACCAGTGCTGTCCTTGCGGATCATCTGAATACCATCCCAACCACTATCGATCAACCACTGACGCCAAGGCTCAGTACCTTCACTGATCTTAACTGGATTAACAGCGTTGAGAGCACGCAGTACCGGGTTATCGATGTCGTTAAGGGGCTTACCAGTGTAGATATCGATCTGTTCAGGAAGCTGACTAGAGAAGCCAGGAAGCCTGTTTTTAACATAACCTACAAGGTCATTGTAGATATCCTTTTGGGAACTAGTGATGGCATTATTGACAACACCAAGTGCACCGGACATAGGTATAGCAGATCGCGCTTGATTAGCAAGATAACGAGTGATAGCAGTTTCATCACCGTTAGCAATAGCGACAATAGGCTCTAGGCCGGCAACCCAGGTTTTATTGACAAATGTAGCAGAAAGAGTCCACGCTAATTTTTTACCAAAGTCCTCAGTAAGGGTAGAGCCAATATCACGAGAGTAATAAGCTAGGTCACCAACAAGAGTGAGGATCGTATCAAGAGGTTCATAGCCAGCGTAGCTTATCCACTTGCCAGCAACGTTGATAGTCTTAGGTTGCCAGTTAAAGTTATCACGCAGCTTCTTACGTTCACCAGCATTAACAGGACCGTTGCCACGGATGTTACCACCAAGAGCATAGCCCATCATAGACGTAGACAACAATGCACCAAAGGCTACACGGCCACGATATTCAGCCTCAAGTCCCTTGAAGATAGCCATACCATTAGGCACACCATCATACGCAATGTTATGGTCTATGAGAGCATCTTTGATTTTGTTGATGTCATCACCAGCCATCAGTACTTTAGAGTACTTATTTATACCAGGTAGGGTCGCAATAGGTGTGTAAGACATAGCCATCTTAACACCATTAATACCTGTACTTGGGAACATAAAGAAACCTTTGAGGATTGGAAACTTATTGATACCACGTGTAATAGCAGTAGCTAGTTCACTATCCAAGTTAAGTGCAATCTCTCCAGCAGCATTCTTAGCAGCTGCATCAGTGAGGTTACCGAGAGCATCAAATGCTTCACTATAAGCAATCTTCTCAGCCTTAGCCAGCTGTTGTGCCAGTTCAGAGCCTTTATAGCCAATACCAAAAAGTTCATCCCATGCACGTGCACGAGCCATTTGAGAGGCTATAGTGCTTTGTACAAAGGCATCAGCACTAATCATTGCGTTAGTACCGTACTTAGCCCAACGCCAATTACCAAGGTCATACAAAAACCTAGCTGAGCGATACTGGAACAACTGCCCCCAGTTACCATCCTTCTCCCACACCTGTTCCATATCGGCCAGGGTATCCCAAATGGTAGGAGTATAGTCAGTTACAAGGTCTTCACGTGCCAGTTCACGGAAGTCCATTGTAGCATCACTGCCCCATTTACCGTTATTCCAGGTTCGCTTAAACGTATCCCAGGAAGCTCCAAGAGCTCGCTTATTGACAGTCAAAAATGAACCATAAATATAAGTAGCCCTGCGAAGGTCATCAACGGTGTTTTTGCCCATCAGCATACCGATACCAGTACCGAGATATGCGTTACTAGTACGAAGCGTAAGTGATACAGTGTTACCAGTGACAGCTTTAACAGCTGAGATGCCAGACAACACATTGTTATACACCACTGCCCATGCACCTTGTGCAAAAGCATTCAAACCACCATCGCTGTTATAGATAAGGCCCATAGGGCTTGTTTGCTTAGCGCTCCACTTCATCAGCTTATCAAGTGTATCTACATCACCCTTGGATAATGCAAAGGCATCAATAAGAGGCTGTGCAGCATCAGGACGTTCCGTAGCAATAGTACGGATCATGTCCCGATAGCTCTGTGCTTGGAGGTTCTTCTCTTGTACCTTAAGATCAAACTGTTCAGTAATCTGCCTAATAGCAGACTCCTTATCAGGTGAATTCTTAAGGAACTTCTGCCAACGATCTTGGTTCTTAAGTGCCCAACCTGCGATGTACTTATTGAGAGCATACTCTTCCATAAGGAAAGCAAGGCGGTCACCAAGCATCTCAGTAGTACGACCAAGGTCAGCACTTTCAGGGAATGCCTTATAACCCTCAGCGATATCAGCTACCTCACGTCCTACGGTATCCATAGCACGAGCTGAGGTTTCAGTAACAACCTTACCAAGATATTTATCAGTAAGATCACGCATAGCAAAGCCAATAGCTTCTGCCTGAATATCATTAACGTACTTAATGGCTCGTCCATCAAGCAAATGCTTCACATCGCGTGCATCAAGGAAGAGGTTCTTGAGATCAGACACCTTATCGGTACCAATGATGTCATTGTAGATCTTCCAGGCTGCATCACTCATCTGAGCTTTGGTGTACCTGAATCCATCAACCACAGCATCGAAGTTACCAGTAGCACGAGTGCCTTCAGCTAGGTCTTCAATAAGGTTACGAGATACAGCATTACCCTTACTAAGGTCGTAATAGGCACGCTCAGATAGGATAGGAGCTGGTGTACCGCTAGTTGTACCAAGCTTAATAGCAGTAGTATCAGCCATGTTCCTAGCGATATTACCAGGAGGAATGCTAAGAGCAGCAGTAGAGCCTTCTGGGAACATGTTAGGAGTGACCATAGGATCAACACCAGCAACCCCTTCAGGATCGTCCATAAGGCGCCCCTTACCTACCTCATCGATCTGACTATCACGGCTTACCTGTTGACGCTCTACAAACGATTCCAGGGGGCTCTCAGTGAGATCTGATGCACCTGTGTTGACGTACTGTTGGCTGAGTTTACCAGACTCACCATCAAGTGCCTTGATTTGGCTTTGCAGTTCACTAATTAGACCTTGTTGTGTAATAAGTGTTTCTGGATCAATAGCAGGTGTAGCGGCTACCTGATCCAGCTGTTGCTGTAGGTCCATGCGTCGTGTATCGATCTCAGACAACCGAGTAGCAGTAGCAGGATCAGCGTTGACCAGCACTTCAGAGGACATAAACTCCTTAGCTGCTGTATCATTTGGTTTGAACCAATCCATTACACCACGACCAGCAGCAGCAGAGTAACCGATGATATCACCAATAATACTAATACCAGCTGATTCGTAGATGTTCTTCTGGCGCCTTGCTTCAGGAGAGTCAGTGTCCTTTACTACAAGGGCATCAGGAACTGGCAGCCACGGAGCTGCTTCTTTCACAATCGTCGATACTGTATCTCCTTCAGATTGGTCACTAATAGCATTAACAGCAACATCACCAGCAACGTTAATGCCAAGTGCAGAGAGACCACGTGCAACAGCACTACCAGTCATACCAGCAGTAGCAACACGTGATGCAGCACCAACACCAATACTAGGCACAAGGACAGAAGATACTTCCCTTACCTTTTGGAAGGCAGGATTCTTAAACTTTGTCTTAGCATCCCAAGCATCATCAATCCATTCAGCACCTGTAACACGACCAATAGTCTCTAGCCCAAAGTCAATCATACCCATACCAGCTGCTCCAAGTCCCTCAAGGGTACGTTGAGCATAGGTACCAAGGTCCTCACCAAGAGTAGCATTAGGGTCACCGCTACCATAGATGAAACCACTGCCACGATTAAGAGGCTGTTGTGGTTGCTGTTGACCGCCACCAGTAAGTTGTTGAATGGCTTGCTGTTGGGGAGACTTAACAGGTTGTACATTACCAGCAGCTTGGTTTTGAGCTGGTGTAGCCTCCTGATACATTGTCTCAGGAGCATTTGTCTGAGGATTATACCTAGGAGCTTCTGATTCTAGAGCTTGATACTGAGCCTCCTCCTCAGCTAGGATACGCTTCAGTTCTTCTTCGTCAACATAGGGGGATTGTGTCATACTGATTTACCGTGTAAGAAACTGAAACGCCGTCCATCCGGCAATTGAATAACAACTTTGTGGCCATGTGCAGTTGGAGTTTTACTAATAACTCTAGCTCCATTTTTAATAAAAAGTTTAGAACCTTTGGCAGTGGGGTAATCAATACCATGAGACCCACGTGCTACGTGTTCATCAAAGCTATCCCCTCTTCCAGGAAGTCTCCTTTTAAGATCACCAAGGCTAATACGCCCAAACTCTGGATCTTGAACCTCGACAAAATTATCAAGCGCATTCTCAGCAAAGCGTTGTCGATTTTCCTGTTTAACATCTAAGTGTTCTCCAGTAGAAGTCGGGCCAATATCGCCTGTGATGTAAGCAAGTGTAGGACGCATGAATGCTTGGTTACGTGCAGGCGCAGCTGCGGGCTTATATGGTTGATCCACATTAACACCCATCTGCTGCATAACACGTATAATCTTACTAGGATAAGCAGCTTCACCGCCAGCATAACCGCCAGCAGCAATTGCTTCAATAGCTTGACGTGGAGTCTGAGCCCTTGACAATCCAGGAGCATACCTAGGATCAGTCATGAGGTTCATGAAGTCCTTAGCAGACTCAAGAGGAGAAGCATAATCCCTCCAGTAGGAACCGTTCTTTTGTGTACCTTGGCCAGGACGTGCTTTAATATTAAAGACATTGTTTTTACCTGAGGTATACTTACCCCAGCCACTTTCCAATGCCCACATAGCAGCCATTACCTGTGGGAATTTAAACCCAGATGCAGTACCAAGAGACTGTACATCAGTAAAACCACTATTGCCTGTACGTACAGTAGCAGGTGCATTGCCGCTACCAATGATAGCTGTATTAAGACGATCCTGAGTAAGGGGTTGTCCTAGAATACTACGCAATACAGGGTCATTGATTTGGTTTAGTTGATCCCTAAATCCAGGCTTCACTCGTTGTGTAAGTCCTGCCGCATTAAGCTGCGCATTAAGTAGATCCGTAGTAGTAACACCTGGTTGTGATCTTTGTAGGATATTTAAGACTTCAGGCATCGAAAATGGTTTACCACTAGCAATCCTATTATCAATGTCCTTAAGAAGAGCAGGGCTTACCAGAATTTCTTCATTAATGATGTTGCGATTGGCATTAAAGCGGTTTACAACATCTTTTGTATTGATGATATCAATGGCAGCCGGAGCATTAGCGTGCTTACCAGGTGTAAAGGATCCATAGAAAGCCTGTGTTTTCTTAGCCGAAGCAGATCCAACAACAGTGAACCTACCAGTCTGCTTTTCAATCGCAGTTAGTACGTCATTACGCGCTTGAGCAGCTGCAGCACTAGGCTCCATCGTCTCAGCGTATTCCTTAAATCTTTGGGTGTACAAGTTATACGCATAAGCAGATGCACTACGTAGGCTGTAGTGAGCAGTACGATCAGTACTATCACCAATCAAATTTTTCTTGAGTGCAGCAGTCAATTCCTCCTTAACTACTTTTGGATCAATACCAGCACTAGCCCTACGATTGTCTAAATCTTGTGCTCTGTTAACCCAAGCTTCTTTTACCTCGGGAGGAACACCAGGTTGGTATACATCCTCTGTAGTGAGAGTTCCTAACTGGTACGCTTCACGGAAAGTTTTAGTCCAGAAGTCAGTATTCTGTTGTTCAGTAGTGAAGGCAAGGTACGCTTGGAGACGATCAGTGTTGATACCCTGTGTTTTACCCTCTTTGATAATAGACTGAAGAGTTTCTTCATTGGGATTATTATTCTTTACCCAATCAAGTAGCTGATCTTCTTTACGCTTATTCTCACGACGCTCTTGGGCTTCAATGAGTTGGAATTCAGACTCTTGGTCTTTTTGTCTAGCATTCTTCAGATCATCAAGGCGGCGAGGGAATCGGTCATACCAACTACCTTGGTCTGTCTGTGCTTCTTTGAGCATACGCTCAACATCAGCATCAGAGTAACGAGTAGTATCAGCCAGTTCTTTATAGATAATATCTAGTGCTTCAGCATTACCGACTGGTGTTACACCATCTTCCCTGTAGCTACGTGCGGAAGTTCTAAATGCTTCAGCAAGGCTCTCTCCAGTCTTTGTGCGAGACATACCACTAAGTGCATCATCACGCATCATGGATGACTTATTGACTACATCTGACTTCCTAGCAGCCTCAATGTATGAACCATATACTCCCCTCATCTTCATAAGGGCAGGTGCCATGAAATCAGCACTTAGTCCGAAGACACCATTCTCTTTAAGGAATTCACCAAAGATGGTTTGCATTGCTGCTGTACGCTCTGGTGCAGTAAGCGCCTTCATCTCATCTAGTTTGGCTTGAGCGTAACCAGGGAACTCAGCAGTGATGATCTCCATGTGAGCTTTAAGGCGACCATAGTCACGTGCCTTATTGCCACTCAATAGACTGGTAACAACAGTAGGATCTACTCCCCTTGATTGAAACCCTTCAGCAATTTGATCTTGTGCTTCACCACTCTGCTTAAGCAGTGATTCAGCACCAGCTACTGCTTGTTGACGTTGTGGTGATAGACCGCCTGTAGCTACTTCCATGTAGCCAGCTAGCATATCAGACTCATCTTTAGCTTTACGGTATTCAGTAAGGCCTTCGCTGAGTGTTGTGCTGAATTTAGCTAAACTTTCAAACGTAGCTTCTACGTTCTTACCACGCTGTAGCTCACTTTGGATTAGTGTTTGAGCATTCTTACCAATAGCTTCCTGACGTTTTTCAGAAAGCTTTCGCTCCCACTGATAGTTTTGATCGCGATCTCGTGCTTCGATACTAAGCTTACGCTCAAGACCTGCACCATACTCGTCTCTAACCTGTTTAATGTCCCTACGGTTCTCTTCCATACCACGTATGATACGGCTGTCTCGTTCTTGCATTCTAGCAAGACCTTCCGTAGGTGCTTTAATAGGATCGAAACCTAGACTCCGGGCGTACCCTCTGTAACTTACTTGATCCATTTTAATTTATTTAGAATGGCTTACCACTAAAACTTAATCCTGTTGTATCAATGCCAAAATCATATTTACTTCCAGAGCTACCAATCGCACCAGCAATACTAGTTAAACCTTGACTGGCTGCTCCAATCCATGAACCAGTAGACGATGCCATGGCACCTTTAATTGGCTTAGGACCAAAGTCAAACTGCTTTGGCTTACGTGGCTTGAGGTACTCAGCACGTGGTGTAGTAAGTGGTTTAGGCGGTTGAGGAAGACGATCAGGACGAAGCATACGACTAGCTTCTGCTGCAAGATCGGCACCAAACTTATCGTTAGCAATCTTGCGAAGAGCAGATGCTGCATCAGCCTTGGCACTCAATAGCGACTCAGCAAGGATTGCTTGGTTACGACCAAGAGCAGCGAATTCAGCTTGCTCCATCTTCTCTGCACTTCTACCTTGTTGACCTTTGACAGCAGCAACTCCTTCAGACTGGAGAGCTTTAATAACAATGTCCTGGTTCTGGAAGGCCGTCTCTTTCATTGTGTCTTCCAGTTTACGGTACTCTGCTTCATTAGCGGCAGCTTGTGCCATCTGGTTGAAGGTAAGCTGCTGACCATAGATCTGTTCAGACTTAGCATATTGCTTCATCTGAGAAGCATACTCAAAGTCTTGAATCTTTAGATTATACTGCCAATCCTGAAGGTTGGTAGCATCTTTAAATGCAGCTAGAGTTTCTTCGTTCTTTTCGTTAAGGCGCCACTGTTTAGTACTATGGCGCCAGTCAGCCATGGTGCTGCGCCTACCGTAACGCCAAGCTTGTGTACTATACTTATGTTGAGCTTCAATGGCAGCATTCTGAGCATCAGCTTCGGCTTGTCCACCCAAGCCTCCCATAACGGCACTGCCAATACCAAGAATTGCACTAATTGGATCTATAGCCATTACTAACTCCTCCTATAGAAGCCAGGTGAGTATTGTCCTTCCCACTGCATAGACACAAGACTAACAGGGAACGGAGTATTTGAAGTAACTTTCATTGTGTAGTTATCAGGTCTCTGGTAGATAGGTACTTTATAAACATAGGCATCACGGAATGGAGATGTATTAGAGATATAGAAATCAGCAATTTGTGCACCACCAATACTAGACCACTCAGGCCTACTGCGATCTCTAATGTTGAAGTAGATATCACCACCAAGTCCTGTATAGAATGCCATACGAGATGTAGTAGTAATAGCAGTGAAGTCAACACCTGCCTGACCCATAGAGTAGTAGTACCTAGGAAGCGTTACCTCCATGTTGTACTCATACCCAACATAGATATAGTTACTGGTAACATTACCTGGGATAGTGAAGTACGTACCACCACCATCAGTTGCCAGTACAGCTACATTGGTGTAACCAGATTGTGTACCAGGACTACCTACTTTAAGCAAGCCAACTACGAATCTAATAACCTTACTGGTGTTAAAATACGTAGGTAGATATACCTTAGTAGTGTCCGTGATATTACTGTAACTAGGAGCTGTTGGTGGGGTTGGTGATACCATGGTATTATCAGTCACCTCACACCATGAATCCAGGTTAGGATCAACAGTGTTACCAAGGCTATTGATAAGACCACCAGTACTAGGAGCCAGTACAAGTTTGTATTGTGTGACTGTATATCCCTCAGTACCACTAGTCAATACATAGAGAACATCGCTTTGGATTGATGTATGGATAACATTAGATGGTAGCTGCCAGCGAACCCATGCAGCCATCACACGCTCGTCTGCCTGCTCGTAGTACCTATGGAGGTACATATAGTTAGATGTCCTACCAGAGGCTACCCACAGGCCATTCTGGGCACTTCCTACGGTCTCTGTAATGCTTTGCGGCATCCACTCAGGTACAACCTTTGTGGTTTCAGTAACAGTAGGTGTCTCCCTTTGTCCTCTAACAAAGATTTCAAAGGCTCTAGACCAGCTCTGGTTACGGCTAACATACAAAACAGTGGAGCCTAGGTCAACAGGCTTGATGTACCTATCACACTCGTAATTAGCAATGGTGCTGATGGAGCAGTTAGCAGGTGTCCATGCACCATTCTCTGCTTCCATTAGGAACTGCTGACTATCACTAAACAGCAACAAACCTTGTGTAACTGGTACAACTGACCGAACAGTAGCTGGTTTGATGCTTGCACAGCTAAGATCAATAGGATCAGATACAGTAACAGTAGTAGCTGATTTGTGATAGAAGTTATAGTAATCTCCAGCTTGAGACATGGAGACATTATCTTCAGTTAGGAACCCAAGTCTATTGTTAAATAGGAATACATCCTGAATGGTATTATTAACAAAGGTAGGATGACTGTTTGATTCCTCATCACCAACCAAGCGAGGCTCCCATAGTAAGGGAAGGTTGTTAATGGTCTCTGAGCCGTCCAGGAAGGTGGCTCTGAACGTCAGAGGACTAGTGCTAGTGCGAATCAAGGCAATGGGCATTGTAGCCTCGTTTATGCCTGTACTGACGTTGGGTGCCACAGTCTCTTCCCAGTAACCCTTACCACTTGACCCATCATCAGCGATGAATTTCAGATAGAAGTCGTCTTGGCTAGCGTTAGTGTTGTTGATCTTAACAACTTGGTTATGCTTAGCTTGTTCAGGAAGCCTGGCAAATGTATCTACAGAGTCCTGAAAAACACGAAGGTCCTTACCGGTGACACCTGCGAAACCAGACACATTAGTATCTGTACTAAAGGTCAAGTAGATTGTATTGTCAATGATAGTCTTCGTGGCGAACCCACCAGTAATGGCTGTTGAGATACCAGTCATCACAGTTCCAATAGTCAGGTTACCAGAACCAGAAGCATGGGAAGTGTAAGTATATGTGGTGCCATTGATAACTACATTGTAGGCAGTATTATGCTCAACACCGGAAACAACAACAGTGGCCTGCCTTTTAGCATTCCAACTAGGAGCTGCCTTAGCAGTTACAACTTTCTCACTATTGACAATATAAGTGAAGTCGTTAATAGTGAGAGTCTTAATGCTACGATAGTCTGTAGCAGTTAAATAGCTTTCAATAGATGCTTGCTTACCAGCTGGATATGTAACACTGCCAGCCAGTCCAGTTAACAAATTCCATACCCTAATAACACCAGCAGAGGATACCGTAGCAATATACTTCTCCTGGTTATCCCTAAATATACTAAACCATGAAGCTGTATTAGCTGTATTAGCTGTAATACTAGCTAGTCTACCTAGAAACTTACCACCAGGACGCTTTAGCATACCAAGGGTAATATCAGGGTAACAGTTCAAAGCATCTTTAACTTGACCCAACAGCATTTTCTCATCAGCCTGCTGGGAAATACCACCAATGAAGTTGGGGATACGTTGAGAGATTGCTGTCATCGTGCAAGGGCCTTAAATGGTTTATAGCTGCTGTAGAACCCATCACCTTGTTTAAACCCAAACATGGTGTAGTCGCCTTCATTGCACTCATACTCAAGGCAGTTAGCGCGTCGCCATGTTTCAAAGGAAGCAAGAGCTTGGGTAAGGTTCACATCTCCAACAAGACGAATGGCACATCGTGTTGCAGCTCGTGATGTAATATAGTCTTTGAAGACCTGAGGTAGATCAACAAAGTCATAATACCAAACCACATCTACTTCATAGATCTTAGTTGTATCCCATACATCAGTGTGTCCGATCTTATCATACAGTTTACCGTTTCTAATAACAGTATCATAGTTACTATTAGCGACAGTATCACTAAGATCAATTTGCAGCATACTACCAGTTAGTGATAGATAGCCATTAGCATCAGGAGTAAGTGGGTACTCAACCTCTCGGTTAAATGTCCACCCCTCTGCCTGCACCTCCCGAGAGACTTGCATTAAAGTCTCATAAGCAATTGCAACTTCCGGGTTGATTACAGCTTCGACAGTGGTACCATCTTCGTACGTGATGGTCTGTGCCTCGATGGTGGTAACAGGCGCCTGACCAATAGACGCCAGAATTTCATTAACAGCTTGTAGCTCAGCCTGAGCGTTATTGGTATACGGCATAATGATGACGTTATAAAAAG